CTTTTTAGATAGCGCACAATGGACGCACTCAGTTGCCATTGAGACTTTAGAGGGACTTGTTCCCTCTTTTTTTTTATGAGATAATAAATAAACTCCATAGGGATAACCATGTCTGGTTTACTTGAGCCATCCGTAAAAATTGAGATTGAGATACAAAGCCAAGAGAAAAAGGGCGAAGCGTGTCCAGTTGCCACAGGTGACGTAGAAGTCAATCTTGAGTGTCGCCAGAAAGCCATCGATAAGGCTAACTATGGCCCAATGAATCCCAATGAGCCAAACATGGACTATTGGCGTGACATTTCTAAGGCTTGGAGAATCTCACCTGCACAGGCTAAAAAGTCTCGTTGCGGTAACTGCGCTGCATTTATCCAAACCCCTAAGATGCTTGCTTGCATTGAATCTGGTCTTGAGATGAATGGCGAGGAAATGGACGCATGGGAAGTCATTGATGCTGGTGACTTAGGCTATTGCGAAGTGTTTGATTTTAAGTGTGCTTCCAAGAGGACTTGTGAGGCATGGATTAGTGGTGGGCCAATAACCGAGGATGAATATGATGGGAACGACAAATCAGCAAGCGATGGAAATGATGCAGAAACTTATGCAGAAGAAGACTAAGCCCATGCCTGTCAGGGGTGAGCGTACTGCAAAGAACAAAGCAAAGAAGCCTAAAAAATGATGGGCTTGTATGCAAATATCGCTGCGAAGAAGAAGCGTATAGAGGCGCAGAAAGCAGCAGGGAAGACCCCAGAGCGTATGCGTAAGGTAGGTAGCAAGGGTGCGCCTACTGCTGATGCTTTTAAACAAGCAGCTAAGACTGCTAAAAAGAAGTGATTAAGCGAGGCTCAGAGCAGTTTTCTGGCTATAACAAGCCCAAAGCTACTCCTAGCCATCCTACCAAGTCTCACGCTGTTTTAGCTAAGAGTGGTGAGGATGTAAAGCTAATCCGCTTTGGTCAACAGGGTGTAAAAGGTTCTCCTGATGGCAGTAAGCGTAACGAAGCGTTCAAGGCTCGTCATGCTGAGAACATTGCCAAGGGTAAGATGAGTGCTGCTTGGTGGAGTAACAAAATTAAGTGGTAGCAATAACCAAATGGTGATACAATCTCCAAAACGGAGGTTATATGCCAAATGGAAATTTAAGTGATGTTGTTACTTGTCCAAATTGCAATGAAGCAAGGGCAGTTAGGCGTGATGTTATTGCCAGAGTCACAAAAGATGGAAAGCCTTTGATTTGCAAGCCTTGCCATAACAGGATTCGATTTGATAACAAAGACCATCCAAGAAAAGGCACAGGAGTAAGAAATAACAAAGAACTTCATTACACAAGTTCAAGTTATTACAAAGCAAAACAAAGGTGCAAGATGGGTGAAAAACATCATCCATGTTATGAGAATGTAGAGTTCAGATTTAACTCTTTGCAAGAATTAGTAGATTGCATTGGTTTAAGACCAAGAGGAATGACGATTGATAGGATTGACCCACTTGGACACTATGAGCCAAATAATGTAAGATGGGCAACAGTTTTGCAACAGGCTCAAAATAGGATGCCTAGAAATTACTGGAAGAACAAAACATGAAAATGACAAAAGCTGGTCAGAAGAAAGTTGGCAAAGTTATGGGTGAGTACAAAGAAGGTACTTTGCACTCAGGTAAAGGCGGCAAGGTTGTCAAGAATCCAAAGCAAGCCATTGCTATTGCTATTTCAGAAGCTGCTAAGAAAATGGGCAGGATGAAGTAATGCCTAGTTTGCTTGATAGCGCATTAGGATGGATGCAAGACCCAAGACGCACTCAGCAATTGCAGGGTACAGGTAGGGCAATCCAACAAGGTCTGCTAAACATTCAGCAGTCTGACAAGCGTTTTCAAGACTTATTTGACAAGTCATTTGGTGACCCAAAGCAACCATTTAAAGTTACTGACAAAAAAGCATTGTCAGAATTAACTCAAATGACCCAAAGCGGTTTGCTTGGTATGGCTGAAGTTGGTATGTTTATCGGTGCTGGTTCTAAGGCATTTGACAAAGCAATGGCTTTTACTGCTACCAAGCTAGAGAAAAAAGGCGTATCTCCACAGGAAATCTGGAAAGAAACAGGAACTGTCCGTGGGCCTGATGGTATGTGGCGACAAGAAATAAGCGATAAATTAACAACTTTAAAAGGGCAACCATATAAAGATGTAATTATGGGTGCTTATGACAGAGGTGTTTTAAAAACTGGTGACCAGCTTTATAAGACTACTGTTGACGATGTGTTTTTTCATCATGGACTTAAAGAAGCCTATCCAGAATTGATGAATATTGAAACGCAAATGATGCGTAAAGGTTCAGATGCCAAAGGAAGTTTATCAACTGGCGGTAAAAACCAAGTGCTACAAGTCAGAGAAGATTTACTTGCTGAGCCAGCTAGGTCAACAATGTTGCATGAGTTGCAACACGCTATTCAAGAAAAAGAAGGTTTTGGTGTTGGTGGTAACACAGACACAATGGACAGAATGATTGGAAAAGTTAAAGACAGGGCTTTTTTAATTAAACAAACAGATGAATACAAAGTTGCAGAACAAGAATTAAATAAACTTGCTGATGACTTTTTTACAAATAAAATAAATAAAGCAGATTTTGAGGCTGGTGAACAAGCGTTACTACAAAAATATCCAGTTATGAATGAATATCGTGACGCTTACGATGTGGTTCAGCATTTTGGTAATGACCCCTCTGATGCGTACAGAAGACTAATGGGCGAAGCAGAAGCAAGACTTACACAGACTCGTAGGAATCTAAGCCCAGAAGAACGTAAGCAATATTTCCCATTTGAGTTTCAAGACAAAAATCTTAATCCTTATGGATTAGATGTTCCTCCTAATATGCTGATAAACTTAGACCGACAAGGAAACCTAATCGAAAAAGGTTTACTAGGTCAGTAAACACTAACCTTGACCAACCCTAGAGGAGTCAAACAAAATGATTGAAAAACAATCAAATATTTCATATCGTGGTGGCGCACGAGAAGGCGCAGGAAGACCGAAGGGAAGTCTTGATAAGGGCAATGCTGTTCTTAGAGAGATGATACTTGAGGCACTAGAGGGCGCAGGTGGCGTTGCTTATCTCGTAGAGAAGGCAGAGAGCCATCCACAGGCTTTTATGGGGCTAATCGGTATGGTCTTACCACTCCAAGTAACTGGAGAAGAAGGTAAAGACATTCAGATAAGCGTCCAATGGCAGAAGTAATCGAGATAGCCTACAAACCTAGAGAACAACAGCTTGCTATCCATGAGTTAATGGATGAGAAGCGTTTTGGCGTTGTCGTTGCTCATAGGCGCATGGGCAAGACAGTCTCTGCAATTAACCACTTAATTAAAGATGCTTTGCTCAACCAAAAAGAAGCCCCTAGATACGCCTACATAGCCCCTACATACGGACAAGCTAAGAGGGTGGCATGGGACTACCTTGTGAAGTATGCAGAGCCTCTGGGTGGCTCACAGAACATTACTGAGTTGCGAGTTGACTTCTGGGGCAGACGAATCCAGTTGTACGGCTCAGATAATGCTGATAGTTTAAGGGGTCAATATTTCGATTTCGTCATATTGGACGAAATTGGAGACCAGAATCCTAAGATTTGGACAGACATAATTAGACCTGCGTTGGCTGACAGAAAAGGGAAATGTCTCTTTATTGGTACGCCAAAGGGACACAACCACTTCAAAGAACTGCGAGACAGGGCAGAGAAAGAAGAAGGATGGGGATTGCTTGAGTTCAAAGCCTCTGAGACAGGGGTTGTAGATGAGGTAGAACTGAAGGCTGCTAAGAATGAAATGGGGGAAAGCAAGTACCGCCAAGAGTTTGAGTGCAGTTTCGATGCGCCAATTGAGGGGTCATATTATGGAGAAATCCTCAACGAGTTAGAAGACAAGAAGCATATGCAAGAGATTCCCAGAGAGGAACTGAGTAGAACATTTACTGCTTGGGACTTGGGTATGGGTGACTCTACATCTATCTGGGTGGCTCAGTTGGTGGGTACTGAGGTGCGCTTACTTGACTACTACGAGAATCACGGAGTAGGCTTAGACCACTACGTCAAGTGGATTAAGGATAACGACTATCACAAAGCAGAGCATATCTTGCCCCATGACGTTAGGGTCAGAGAACTTGGAACTGGTAAGAGCAGACTTGAGATGCTTGAGGAATCAGGACTAGAGGTCAAAATAGCACCAAGGATGGGACTAGATGATGGCATCCAAGCGGTAAGAAGGTTGCTGCCAAGGTGCTGGTTTAATGTTCCTAAAGTCCAGACAGGGCTGAACTGCCTGAGAAACTACCGCAGAGATTACGATGAGAAGCGTAAGATATTCTATGAAAGACCACTACACGATTGGTCTAGTCATGGCTCTGATTCTTTCCGTTACTTAGCCCTTGGATTGGATGAAGGTCATTCAACGTGGTCTAAGCCTATTAACCAAACTCCGAAATGGATTGTGTAATGTATGTAGAACGTCAAGGGACTAATTTAGCCCCAAAAGTAAAAGAACTTGAAAAGCGACTCGAAATGTTGGAAAATGTGGTAAAAGCATTACAATTGGATAAACCCCGAATGGGTCGCCCTCCAAAGGACAAAAATGGAAACGAACGACTTGAAGTCGATACTACAGGCTGAGATTGATGACTCTATTGGTTTCATCGAATCAGAAACAGTAGAACAGCGCAAACAGGCTCTTGAAGCCTATCTCCGTCAGCCATACGGGAACGAGGTAGAGGGAAAGTCACAAATCGTTACAGGTGAGGTAGCAGAAGCCATTGATGGTGCTTTGCCCTCACTTGTTCGCATTTTCACAGGCTCAGACCAGATAGTAGTCTTTGAGCCACAAGGCCCAAGGGATGAAGAATCTGCTAAACAGGCCACAGATTACTGTAATTGGGTTTTCCACAGGGATAACGAAGGTGTAGCAATCCTGCACGATTGGTTCAAAGATGCCTTGCTTCAAAAGAACGGCATTGTTAAGGCTTATTGGGAAGACAAAGAAAACATAACCAAAGAGCGTTACTTCAACTTGTCTGATGATGAGTTAGCAATGCTTATGTCTGATGACACAATGGAGATTGTTGAGCAAGAGACAGAAGAATTCCCTATCCTAGACCAGATGGGACAACCTGCATTTGACCAGATGGGTCAGCCATTGGTTAACTCTGTTCATAACATTACTGTCCAACAGAAAAAGATGGTGGGCAAGGTTACGATTGAGAACGTACCTCCAGAGGAGTTCTTGATAAGCAAGAAGGCAAGAACGATTGCTGACTCTCCTTTCGTAGCCCACAGGCAGATGTTGACTCGTAGCACATTGATTGCTATGGGTTTCAATAAGAAGCAGGTAGAGGGCTTGCAGATGGGTGATGCTTTGGCTTATACGCCAGAGCGTGTGGCTCGTTTCTCTGCTGGTGAGCAACCTTACCAAGTCCAGACTGATGACCCCTCAATGCAAGAGATTGAGGTGTTTGAATGTTATGTCAAAACTGATATAGACGGAAAAGGTATTGCATCGTTGGTACAGGTGTTCTACGCCTCAAACGAGATTCTGCAAAACAAAAGAGGTAAGGAAATGATTGAGGAAGTGGACTATGTTCCTTTCCACTCAATCTGTCCTATTCCTATCCCACACAAGTTCTTTGGTAATTCACTTGCTGACAGAACAGTTGACCTACAACTAATTAAAACGACTATCACTCGTCAGATGTTGGATAACCTTTATCTGACCAATAACGCCAGAGTAGTTGCTGTAGAAGGACAGGCAAATTTAGATGACCTACTTACATCTACAGCAGGTGGTGTTATTCGTGTTAAGTCTCCTAATGCTGTTCAACAATTAACAGTTCAAAACGTAGCATCTCAGGCTTTCCCAATGCTTCAGTATCTGGACACAGTACAGTCTAAGCGTACTGGTTTATCTGATGCTTCACAGGGCTTAGACCCTGCTATCTTGCAGAACGTAACTGCTGCTGCGTTTGCCTCTATGCAACAAGCTGGCGCAGGTAAAGTTGATTTA